CCGGCTCCAATTAGGACTCGAGGCAGGAGATTTCGACCACCTTCTTTTCCTCAAGCCGAACGGCTCCGAGACGGGCCACGCTGCGAACCTGCAACGCATGGTTGCGGTCAGGCCGGACATCCATGCGAACTTGGTGACCGGCATCACTTAGAACCAAGCCACTCTTCGCGTAGGCAAAGATCCGGCGGGTTGTGGATGCCTTCGGCAACCGCTGAGAACGCACCCAGGTGAAGCCCATGAAGCGGGTGATGGTCCCGTCAACAAGCGCACGCACGTTATTGTAGTCCGAAGACTTCACTTCGTTGACGTTGTTGAGCAGGTCGTCAAGCTGCGCCTGCGTGTAGGTCATGATCAGTTCTTCTTCCTCGTCCACGTCGTTTTTACCGAACAGGGACTTGGCGGCGATGATCTTGCCGAGAGTCAACCCGGTGCCGCCGATGGCAACCTTCTGGGATGCCGGGAGTGCGGTCAACGTGGTGCCATCGGCGCCGCTGATGGCGGAACCACCCAAAGCGTCAATCACAACCTGATCACAGGTCCGCTTGTAGGCGGCAGCGTGTGCCTGAACGGTCTGGCTGGAGGGCAACACGATGGTGCCCAAAAGCCGCTCGTCGAACTCGTCGAACAGGTTCACGGAATCGTAGCCCTTTTCGCGGATCCACCGCTTTGCCAGCGGCAAATCCTGCTCGGTCGTCTGACCGGCGCGGGACGTGATTTCGCGCATGGCGATTTCGTTGATCTGGTTGTAGGTCTTTTCCTTCCCGTTGACGGTGTCAAGGGTGACGTACTCTTTCAACCGGCTCTGCTTCTGTTGCACAAGGTGCATCCAGTTTGTGCTGAACTCGGTCACATAATGTTCGGGAATCTGTTGAATGGCTGACATGGTGATTGTGTGGGTTGCAATGGTTGCGGTCCCAGCGTGTCAGCGAGTGTCCCGAGGAATCGGGGTCGAACGTCGCGGGTCTTGAAAGCGGAAGGCTCACAAGAGGTCTCTTCCTTGAAACGACTTGTAGAACCGGAGTGACTGAAAAGTCAAGCCCCGTAAAAGAGGAAGGCGCTGAGTGTGAAATGCCAGCACACCCAGCGCCCCCCTATGAATGCGATGTCCTCTCGGTTTAGCCGTTTCGCAGCATGTCACGAACCAGCTGAACGATTTCAGAATCGCCGTTCTGATAGCGTTCGTAAAGTGGATTCTGCTTGTTCGTCATCACGTCCTGAGCCCGCAGTTTCCCGGGCATGTTGGTTGCCCCGTTCTCGGGAGACACCAGCTTATCCTCGCTGGTAATCTGGCTGACCTTGAACAGCGCCTGAACCACCGCCGGATCCCGAAGCCCGGGGGATTCCGGGTCGAGCCCGATGCTCTTGGCAACGCGGGCGGCTGTGTTCAGGTTCTTCTCGAAATTCTGTCCCCATGCTGTCTGAAGTTGCTGCTTCCCGTTCAGAAGTTCGGTTTCCATCTGCCGGAAGCCCTCCTGCGCCCGGGCTTCCTCCATGGCGATTTGGTGCGCCGCCAGTTCCTTCATGGCGGCCGCCGGGATGTGGTGCTTGTGGGCGATGGCTGCGAACTGCTTTGCAGAATTGTCATCCCACGCCACACCGTCAGGCAGTTTGTCCGGCTTGAAGCCGTATTCCTCCGCTTTATCAGGGACGCCTAAGGCTTTGCGGAATGCCGCGATTTCTTCCGGAGTGCTCTTCTCCCCAGGCACGTTCACCGCCGAGGACTTCTTCCCGAGAAGCTGTTGGAGTTCACCGTGGCTTTTGGCGAGTGAGCTGAAGTCTTTGTACTTGGCCAACGTCGGCTTGTACGGATCCAGTTCCCCCGGGAGTTTATCAAGCCAGCCCTCGGCAAAACCGCCATCGGCCCCGATGAAGCCGCCCTGCGTTTGCTGTGCCTGAGCGGCCTGCCCGCCCGCTGCCTGTCCTGCGTCTGGTGTGGTCTGTTGCAACAGAGTGTCACTCATTTTGATTTTCCTTTCACTTCTTCACGCGGGTCCGTTTTGCCTTGGCGTCGTTCTCCCCGGCCGGGGGCGCCGCCAGTTTGGCCTGAACGTGAAGAATGACTTGGCGCTGGCCGTCACGGATGGCGGCATGAATCGGATCGAACTCCGAGTGGCCGCCCCGGTCGAGGGCGAAAAATGCCGGGAAATCAAACCCGAACGAGGCTTTGAGGTCCGCGAGAATTGCGGCGCCATCCTCGGATCCGAACGCGCGATGGTAGGCGTTTATCAGTTTTTGGGCCGCCCTCGCCCGGGTGTCTGCGGTTTCTGTCATAGCCCGAGGGCGCCACCCATGGCTCCCATGAGCGGTGAGTCTGCCGGAACCTTACCCACCGCCGCTGCCGCTTTGGCCATCTCAGCCGCCTGTTCCATCTGCGCTTGCTGCGCGGCCGCTGCCGCCCGGCGTGCCCGGGTTTCCTCAACCGATTTCTGGTCAAGCATCCAGTCCGCATTCAGCCCCTCGTTCCTGGCGAGGTCGCGGGCGATCCGGTCCATGTCGTAGTTGTCGAGAACCTCGGGCCGCATCTGGGCGACACTGCCGAGGAAATCCATGTGTCGGGCAAAAGAGTTGGTTTCCAAGGCCCGGATCGCCAGCGCGATGCGGCTGTTGAACGTCATTCGAGGGGGCGGCAAAAACACCTCGCCGCTGGCCGGATCCTGCACCAGCAGAGACTCAGGCGGCTGCGGGAAATGGCCACCCCGAATCAGGATGCTGAACACCCGCTCAAGCAACGGGTTGAACAGCTCTGTGGTCATTCGGGTGAACGTCGGGCTGAACTGGGTCAGCTTCTCCCCGCTCCGCTCACCGACTTCCCGGGCGGTCATCTGCTTGTCGAGGCGGGAGAACATCTGGAACAGATCGACGTGGAACGCCTCCTCGATGGCTTTCCGCCGGACGTCGCCCCGGATCTGTCCGACATCGTACCGGCCAGAGGTTCCCCACTCCCGTGGGATTGCGCTTGGATTTGCCGGGTTGAAGTAGGTCACGCCAGCGGCGCGAAGGTCGATTTCACCATCCATCCCTGACGGCACCAGCACCCGAGGGAATGCCGCGAGTTCCGCCAGCGCGTCCATCTGGCGCTCCAGAAAATTCAACTGCCGGGCTTCCGGGAGGGCCACCCATGACGGACTCCATCCGTATGCGCTCGAGCCCCATTTGAGATACCTGGTTGCGAAAAACGGAAGTTCACGGTACCCGCCAACCCGGCAGACGTGCCGAGTTTCCTTTTCGATGTAGACAGAGGCGAACGGCATGTTCTCGCCGTCCACCTTCTGCGGGTCGCGCTCTTCGCGCGGATAGACGCAGTGAATGAACCAGTGTTTTTGCAGGTGGTTGTTGACGTCGGTGCTCTCGTACAACTTCCGAAGCTTCGGGCTCAGGTTTTCTTCCCCAAACTTTTCCTCCGCCTGAATGGTGGTCAGTTCAAACTCCCGGCACACCGTGTCCACGGTGCCTTCCTCATCTTCGGCGATGCTGTAAAGCCCGACGTTCCAGGTGTCGAAAAGCAAAGGCTGGCGTTTTCCTTCCTCAAGGAACATGCACGCCGTGCCAAACGCGCCCCGGTCCAGATAAAGCTCGTGGATTTCCGTATAGAAATTCGACCGGCTCAGAGCCGCCTGCGCGATTTCCGTGCAACGCTTGAACCAGTTCTTGGCCTCGTCGTTATCGTCGAGTTCCGGGGGCGGCTCGAACGAGAACCACCGGCTTTCGTGCGGTGTCATCCACGCGAGTTGACCGTTTGCCAACACCATGTTTGCCCGGATGGCCGTGGTGTCAAAAAGGACGTCCTGTTTCTCAGTGCTAGGTTGGAGCGTCAGATTTGTAATCTGCGCCTTCCGGGGCATCACATAGTTTGCGATGTCCTGCCAAAGCGTGTCCCACGTCGCCCGCTGGGCGCGCATCGCCTCATGCCGCCGCATGACGCTGCGCGAAATCTCAGTTTTCGAGAGTGCCGGGCGTGGGTCCATCCTCAACCCAGAAGAGTGCGCTTGCCGTTGTCAGCCTGCGCCATCGGGCGGTAGCCACCGGTCTCACCGGCCAGCAAAGTCTGTGCAACGCCACGCCCCCGGGCGTTGCGCCTCCGTGCGTCCTCGGTTGCCTGCTGCACGCTGTCCATGTTCTGGGTAGGCGGGGGCGGTGGCGGGAGCGGTTTCGGCATCTCCACTTTCGGGAGCGGCTTCTGGATCTCCGCTACTTGCTTCTGGGTGTCCTTGTCAGACGGGGGGCGCGGGGCTCCGCCGCCCTTGTGCCACGTCCCGAAATCCTGCCGAGACCGGCGCCGATTCAGCCTGGGGCTCAGTCCGGCTGGTGCGAGCTGGAGGGGAACGAACGCCGCCCAGAGAAGGATGGTTGCGAAAGCGCAAAGTGTGAGCATAGCCTTTTTACGGTTTTGGCGTGAAAACGCCTGAGCACGTTCTTCCGCTCCCACATGAAGAATGTCAACGGGAAAGGTTCCTGCCGTAAAACGTCCGCAATGTTTCCGGCCGCGAGGTAGACCAACCAAGCGTCGCACTCCGCCGGATCGAAAGCGTGCCACGGGTCAACGATCTGCGCCGGGTCCGCCCCGCTGTCGACCGGGCGCCCCATGACGAACGCCGACGGAGTGCTGAAAACGTAGCCGTTTTGCAAGTGGGCTTCCAAATCCTCTCGGAAGCTCCGGGCGCACGGCTCCGCCTCGTACACCGCCGATGCCATCCACACTGGAGTCATCGCAACACCCTCGGTTTGCCGCCCCCGAAGTCCCCTCGGAACCCGGCCACCACGCGCACCGGGGCCACCCGGTGGCGGATTGCCGAGCGGTCAACCACTAGTCCGGCACGGATCGCCTGATGCCCGAGCGCGAACGCATCAGAGTAGTGGGATGCCCAATCGTGCACAGGCACGTCGCGGATGGTCACCCCGTCCCTTTCCTCCCGGGCGTGGTAGGCATCAAGGGCGTCCAGCCCCTCGGCACATCCTGCCGGGTTGAACCGGATCCGAGGGAACGCATCCAGCCCGAGGTTGATCCCGTCCCAAACCGAATGCTGGCGGGGCACCGGCACCACGTTGGCGAGGCCGCCCGTGGCGAGGGCCTCCTGCCATAGGCCGCCCACCTCGGCCGCTGCGTCATGTGGAATAAAATGCCCACCGTAGCGGTACCGTTTGCCCATGAGCCGACCCGCCCAGTCCGCCGGGGTTTTGCAGTCGTCGCCGCCGGTCAGGGCCTCGAGGTAGTTGATACGGTCCCCCAGCACCTGCCAGATCCAGACTTTTTGGTTCCGGGCCGCCCCGACATCCCACGAGGTCCACACCGGCGCCTCCGCATGCCATTCGACCGTCTCAGCCACCCGTCCATCCGCCCGAGCGGCTTCAATCGCTTGGGCATAAATTGCCCCCGGGCGACCGACGGCAAACGAGCACTCGTATTCCTGCTCGAAAATGTGCGCTGGGGTGGAGTTTCGGATGGCCGCCAACTCCTCGGGCGGAATGAGCCCAGAGACACTTGCACGCAAGATTAGCGTGAACCAGTCTGTCTGTTGTTGCGTGGCCGCCTGCCAGAGTCGCCAGAACTGGTTACGCCCTTTCGGGGTGCCAATGAATGTTGCCCACCCTCGGTAATCCGTTAGGCACGGCCGCAGCACTGCGTGCCACGCGGACGGGTCAATATCGGCGTACTCGTCAACTACAACCCCGTCGAGGTACACACCCCGAAGACGCTCGTATGACTCCCCGGAATACAGTCGCACGGTCGCGCCGTTTGCAAGGGTTGCGCACAAGTCAGCCTCGTTGAGTTTAACACCCGGCAACCGTCCGACGAATTCGCGAATGTACCCCCAAGCAATGTCTTTTGCCTGATCCCGTGTGGGGGCGATGTATGCAAACCGGAGGGGCGGCCCGGGGCGCCAGTGAGTCAGCGCCTTGCAAATCAAATCTTGGACGCACGCAAAAGTTTTGCCCGCCCTCCGGTGCACAACCATGCACGCCCAGCGTTGACTCCGTTGCAGGTACGGAGCGAACTGCGGGCGGGGGTCCAGCTGGACCTCAACGCTACGTTTAACCATGCGGCGGAGGCTGCACGCCGCGGGCGTTATTCGGGCCGCCCTGTGGGATCACCGTGTTCCCGATACGTACAACCACGTTGGGTTGATCGCCGGAGTGTTCCAGTTCCAGTCGGTCGCCATACCGGCGCGGCGCCAGTTTGGAGGCAACCCATTTGAGGGCGTCAATTTTTACCCGGTTCGCGTTTGCGTCCTCGGGCTTTGTGTCCTCAGCCATCTGGACGATTTTTTCAAAAAGCGCGTCGGCCTGACTGGATCTTGCCCGTGCGTACACGGTGGCAAGGTCTGCATCTCCCGTCACGCAATCCATGACGGTGTCACGCGACGGCTGCCCTTTCTCCTTACAAATCCGTGTCAATGTTTCGCCCTTTGCAATCCTCGCACATACTGCGAGCACCTTCAACCGCAGTGCTTCAGTCGGTGTTTTGCTCCTCCGTGGCATGCGTCATACAGTCGGCAACCCGGGGCTGCAATTCAACGGGTTTTTCACCGGCCTCCGTAAACGCCAAAAAAAGCCCCCTTTCTCCGGGCTCCGCTATGGTCACCCTGCCGGGCTGCGCCCGCAACGGCTGGCCTATGCCATGGCGCTCAGGTTCCGCCTCCGGCT